AGATGGTGAAGTAAAAAATAAGGATTTACCTTTCTAAATTATTATTATGAAAAATATACTTGAAGCTATGGTTGGAATGATTGCCCTTATGGGAATGTTATATATCCCTTTTGCCTTTTTAGTAGGCGAATGGAATCCAACTTTATGGCATATAACTTTTAGAGGTCTATATGTACTTTCTATTGCTGCAATAGTTACCTTTGCATTGAAGGAGTATAATAAAAAGTAAAGTGTTGTGTTTTGTAGATTAATAGGTGGCCCTCCATATTCGTATGGGGGGTTTTTTATGTATCAATATGACTTATATAGGATAAATGCACATCAGAAAGTGCATTTTATGACATTTTATCGTACGAATAAGTGTATTATATTTCCAATTTGCATGAATTTTTCTGATATTTCATGCATATTTTAGATAATTAGACACATATTTCTAATTTAGGTACAACAAGAGTTTATAATTTCCGTAATTGTCGTAGTATTACTACTGATTTTGTCACTAATTTATATAAAATTGTGACATAAAAAAGCCCCAGATTTTACCTGGAGCCTTCACCAAAACCAACCAAACACCTATGAGAGAGCATCTTAATTCTGTTTATTAGAACTATCATAAAACTTTGTTAAAACTGAGCCATAAAGCATTGCTTGATACCTCATTATAAAACTATTTACTGATTCGTTCACATAGAAATAGTCCTCGTTTGTCATATAAACGAAACACCTTTCATCATTTTCTTCATCTGCAGTAACACTCACTACTTGGTATATGTTGATATAAGCATCAGATTCCTCAGAATTATCTTGGAACTCGTAGCTTTCATCCTCATCTTCCGTTAATTGTATGATGTGCATTAACATTTTGAATACTATTTTTTAGTACAGTGAGTCGCAATTCCCTAATTATCAAATCAAGTTTAGCTTCCAAATAATTCTTTTCCTTCATTAATTGGTCAATCTTTACGTCTACTTCTCTGTTCATACAAATTTACGATTTAATTAATACTGAAATAAAAAGTGCATACCGCATTGATAATCAATGTAATACACACTTTAAAATATTTACTAAACTATTGTTACTTCTTAGGTAACCTAATAATCTTGCTGCCTAATGGCATCGGTACAAATATAGCAACTCTTCCGCCATCTAAAACAACTCCGCAGCCTAATGTTGGTCTTTTGGGGAAAGGTCGTGAATATTCCATAGCATAGGCATCAATATCGATACCACAGCCTACGTTCATGCCGAATATCATGTCCTTATCTGATGATGAGTATAAAACACCACCAAAACTATGGATATGACCTATAACAGTTGATTGTCGAGCATCCCTTGCTCTATTGATTGCACCAGCTTGTCCAGAACTTCCAGTGCCATGAGTATATAGAACATCGTCTATTTCCCATTCTAAGGCCCATTTCCAGCCTTTAGGAGCATCCCATGCTTGTTCGTATGATTTAATAAATCGTTCTGGTAAACCGCTTGTTTGAGCCTTTCTTTTATGTAGGGCTGAGTGGTTACCGATACAGACTTTCACATTAGGGAAAGCCTTGTACCATTTATACATAGCTGCTTGTGCTAAGTCAGCTTCTCTACCAGCACTGTGACCGTCTGGTTTAGATTCGTGATAAGAGATTGCATGATTGTCTACTTCGTCTCCGATATGTACTACTTCAGCACATTGAAACTTATTAGCCACTTCTAAACAGAAGTTTCTATAAAGTGGATGACAAAATGGTTCGTGCGTATCTCCTATGACAAGCACATTTTTTTTAGATGCCATATTGGTTGGTTTGGTTAGTCTTTGTGAGGTGCGTAAACGGTTCTATTATTAACCTTTAACGCATCTAATATTTGCTTTCTATTTTTTCCTGCATTGTAGCTAACATGAACCCAACCATAGTTGAACTCATTGATTAACTGGTCAAATTCAAGATTATGTTTTATATATTCAAATATTTCTTTATTCGTAACTGTACCCATACCATCCATGTCAATATCTGCAGCCTTACCTTCAAGGTGCTGTGACTTTAATGTACCACCAATATAATGATTAAGTGTCTTACTTCTGTAACCACTTGAAATATTAATAGGGCCGTATTTAGCCCTAATTGGTTCAAGTACCTTTTCGCAAAGTACTCTAATGTTTTCTAAATGTTCTGGAGTTGGCTCGTTAGACACACCATGTCTTTTAGCTGATTCGCTACGAGTAAATTCTGCTAATGTAAAATGTGCTGTTAGTCTCATAGAGCACTAAATTAATACTTTTTATTAAGTTGCTTTTTTACGAAGCCGTACATCTGCATACCTAACCAAGCAATAGTCATTAAATAAACGATTGATTGTAGCAAAGGATTAATCTGTACTATACCAAATATATTAAGCCATGATACGGCTGTAAAAGTGATTCCCACTGGAGTTAAATCTGAGTTCAAATCGTTGAAGTTTGACATTGTTATTTCTTGTTAAAAATTGTTGTTACTACACTTGCTGATAATAAAGTAGCAGAATACATAAGCAATGAATCAAAAGCTGTCTGAGATAATAACGCTGCAAATATTCCAGTTATTGCACATAACAAAGAAATCATACCAGCTACCCTTTTTGAGCTAACTTCTGAACCACCAGAGAACATATCTTTTATAAACTTTATCATTTTTTACCTATTTTAAAATACAAGCTACCAGAGTAACTCATATTATTATTTTTATTAATATTAATATTAAGGCCTATTAGAGCCTTATTTTTGGCATTTAGCATCAAACCAGGACTTAGTACTTCTAAGCCATTAGAACGGCTAAAATCGCCTCTTATGCCGTAAAAAAGCCTATACTTAGCTTTCTCTGCATAAAACTCCTTAACATAGATGGTTTTTTCGGTAATCTTGGACTCAAAAGACCTCGATTTGATACGATTTTGGCTAATGGTATCATTAATCACAAAGATATTAGAATCTTGATTAATCGTGTCAGTATAAGCTAATACTGCATTATAATCGTTTACTATGCGTATTGTATCGTGAATAGTAGTAGTATCTATAGCTACAACAACATAAGGGATAGAATCCCCTTTTATGTACGTTTTTCTGAACGTTTTTAAGTACACAGTATCATGTATCTCTTTAATCTTATTGTAGTTCCTCATATCGCTAAAGTCAACCTTTTTATCGGTCTTATGACATGATTCATAGGCAAATACGCCTAAGAAGAAGAACCCAATGATAAGTATATAGTCTCTTAGATGTTTCATATTATATTATTCTGAGCAATATCCTACTGGTGTAATAGTTCCAGTTCCGCTTGTTATACTAATTTGTTCTAATCCACCAACAACTTGAGCACATTGATAGAATGTTGCTGGGCCACTTGTACCAAATGTTTTTATTCCACCTCCATCACAATCTAACCATTCTATAGTTCCAGCAGTAGTTAAAGTAATTAAAAATCTTTCACAATTAGTAGGGTCACTAAACCTATAAGGCCCTGCTCCAGTAACTGTAACAGAATAAGATGCAACCCCCTCTACTGGCCCATTTAATGTTATATCTGTAATATAGGCTCTACCAAAAAACACATTTTGCTTTAAACCAATAACAGAAAATCTTACTACTATTCTTGTTCTATTTAATTGAAAATCTAATAAATCTTTATAGTCTACAGTATCTATTGTAATTAAGCCATCTGTAGTGACACTCCAATTTAACATATCCATCTTATAATCTCTAAACCAATCGGTATTATAATTGGTTACTTCTATCTGAGCAGTATTAGAAGTCATATTGCAGTTTGTTGAAGCAGCAAAAGGAACATAGTTATTTGAACCTGCTCTGTAGTATAACGCTAAATTACTTCCTAAAATTGCCATATTATATTTTTTATGCTATTGTATATCTTTTACATCCTTGAAATGATACTGAATAAGTAGCCACTCCATTAACATCGCCACTATATGAAATAGATTGAATGTTAGCTAATCCAGTTATGGTATATGCAGGAGATGTATTAACAGTAAATTTTATTGTTATTTGTGTTCTATTGTATTGTATATTAAGAAAATCATCATAATCAAAACCATCTATAGCTATTAATCCATCGCAATCAACAGTCCAAGATGTTAAATCTGGCTTATGCTCTACAGCCCAAGCAGATGATATAGATGATACTGGCATTAGCTCCATACTGCTTTGAAAGGTACAATTAGTAGATGAAGAAAAGGCCACATTTGATGAACCATTAAAATAATATAAAACAACATCTGTTCCTAAGATTGCCATAATTTTGTTTTTAACTGTTTAATTCCCAAGTGATAGATTCTGTAGAAATATTATCTGTATCAGTAATTTCTAATAATTGTAAATTGCTTTCTTGATTAATATATAAGTTAATATCAGTTCTATTAGCTATAAATTTTTTATTATTATAAGATAGTGCATTAGTTGCAGAATCTGTAATAGTATATGTATTATTTAAGTAAATAGTATTATTTGATGTAATAGTTTCACCTAATTCAGCTTCTAAAGTAGCATAGTTTCTATTAAACAGATTAGATAATTCTCTTGCTATTAATATTGGCAATGAAGGATACGTTGTTCCTAAGTGAGAAAATCTATACCATGATGTAATAGGGGTTCCATTATCATAAAACAAAGCACCATAACAATATTTTATATCAGCCCTATAAATACCTAATTTAGATTCAAAATCCTTAGTTAATGAATTTGCTGTAGTTATAAATCTTGTTGCTATTAAAGAGCTTGGCAAACCAGTTGAAGTTTGAGTTGCATTAACATTTCTTAATTTCATATTTGCTGTAACACCACCTGGGCCAGTCCATGTAAATTGTACTCTAAAATATCCTTCTACATTGTAATTTGTACCACCAATATTAAAAGCTCCTAATTGAAGATTAGATGTAATAGTTTCAAATACATTAACAGCAGCATTTAAAGTAATAACATAAGTTCTAACTACTCCAGGAGCACCCCAAACACCATTTGCATCAGCATAGAATCTTTGTCCAATTGAATTTTCTACAGACACTTCTATTATAAAACCAGAAACAGCACTTACTGCAGCATCAAAACTAAAACTAAATCCTGGAGAAGAAAAATATGGCAAAGTTCCAGCAGTAACATAGGAAAAAGTTGAACCACCACCAAAGCTGGTTACAGCTAATTGAACTACATCATAAGGTTCAGACGAATTAGGTATTACCGTAATTGTACCAGTACCAGATGTTGCTTGAGTCCAAGCACTTACAACTCCACCACTATTAATTTTAAATGTACCATTTGCTATATAATCACTTGTAAATTGAACTGGAGCATTAACTTTTATAATTGGATAACCTTTTCTGGTTATTTTATTTTGAGAGTTATTTATAAAGTGAATATTAGAACCATTATACGGAGATATTGTTACACCATTACTTAATGTGCCTCCAGTAGATGTATTAGTAGTTAAATTATACTTTGCATAATAAATAGTAGATGCAGCCATTTCATTAGCCGACATTATCCACCAATCTCCATTTTGCTGAAATAATCTACAACCAAAAGATTTAACTATTTGTTCTATTAAATCATAATAATTTTTTCTTTGTAAATCCCTTTTATAAATATAAGTTTGGTCAAACGGCTCATTAGATGCAGCAATACTTCTATTAAACATAGCTGAACCAAAATAAGAACAGCATTGATATAAGAATGTTGTATTAGGGAAGCCTATTGAATTTAATCCTTGAGATAATACAGTATATAATTTTTCTAATTGATTTGATGAAGCTGTATATGGATAAACACTATTCTTCATAAATGACAAAGCATCTATACAAGTAATGTTAACTTCTAAATTACCAGTACTGAAAGGAACATTTACATAGTCGTTAAACATAAACCCTCTCCATAGTACAGATTGTGAACCATTTAATGGGGTTCTTGTTAATTCAACATAGTATCTTCTATCTTCATAACTAAGCAATGTTGGGAAATTATCATAATCACTTTGAGATGATAATAAAAAAGATACATTTAACTGTGAAGATATAATACCTGGTTCTGGTTCATCACTAATAGTATTAGGTGAAATAGTTATAGCTGTAGGTGTATAGTTATAAACTGAACCAGTATAACCATCTTCATAAATGTTTACAATTAATGTACTTGAATCTCTTAATGCTTGTTGTAAGTTATATCTTAATCCGTATGCCATTATGCTAAACTAATTGTTTGTCCTTTGATATTTGATGCCTTTTGTGCTCTATTTACTGACAAAAGTAAGTCTTGTCCTCTTAACACAAAAGTTCCTCCTCCACCACCACCAATCAAATCTTTTAATTTATCTAATGGTGCCACTACTTCTGGATTAGATTTAGCTCCTGGATATTCACCCATAAGACCCATTGTTGGCCCAGATATAATACCACCATTTGCAAATGCAGGAATATTACCAGGTGATGCACTTCCACCAGTATTGCTTACTTTACTTATTTTAGATTTTAAAAATGCTCCAGCAGCAACTAATGCAACACCAGCAGCAATAGCAAGGAAAGGGTCTTTAAAGGCTTGTTTAAATGCCTCCATAGCAACACCATAAGCAATTAATGCGTTACCAATGGCTTGTAAACCGCCAGCTAATAAATCTAAAAAACCTCCAAATATGTCAACTTTCTCACCAGCAAGTGCTTTGCCAATATTTTCAGCAAATTTAGAAATTGAATCTCTTAGTAAGTTAGTCAATATCCCATTAATAGCATTAGCAGTTTCTTGCCAAGTAACAGAATAATTTTTTACTCTATCCTTTGAACCTTCAATAGCACCATCAACTCTTTTTAAGGCATCATCTATTTTGTCAAATTGTTCTGCAGTATATCCACCAACAGAAGCTAAATCATATAAACTATTTTTATATTCTTCTAATATTTTAATTCTATCAGTAGCGGTAGCGTTACCAGAAGCGTTTGCAATTTTCATTGCAACATCAGACTGTATCTTTAATGCATCTAATGAATTTTGTAATTGCCTATTATCAATAATCTCTGCATCTTTAGCTATCTTTTCAGCAGTCTTTCTTGCTTCTTCAATTTCTTTATTATTATAATAAGTGGCAATATTATCCATTTCTGCTCTATAGGCAGTATAATACGTTGTAGCATCAGTATAACCAGCAGCCCTCATTGTTTGTAAGTTCTGTGCTAATGTTAAACCAGCTTGATACTCTTTTTTGTCTCTTTCATTTAGAGTCTGTGTAAATGCCTTTACTTCTGCTTGATTAGCAGTTTCAATAGCCTTTAATCTTTCTTGATTAGCTCTTTCTAAATCTTTAAGAGCTTTTTGAGTATCTTTAGGGTCAGCAAAAGAACCAAACTTTAATTCTTTTTTAGCATCTTCAACTTGCTTTTTTAAACTATTAAATACTTTTTCAGCAGCAACTGCATTTAATCCAGCATCTTTAATAGCAGCTTGTTGATTTTCTTTACCTCTTTTTGCTAATTCTTCTCCAGTACCAATAGCAGCAGCTGATAAATTTCCAAAAAGATTAAATTGGACACTTAAAAACTTATCCCAACCACTAATAAATTTTGATGGGTCTTTAAAAGAGGCAATCATCATATTGGCAGACTCTTCAGCTACTTTAGCAGCTGCCGCATTTGCCATATTTACTTTAAATATAAAATCTACATATTTATCACCTTGACTTATTAATGAGTCTTGAACCTCCTTGAAAGTATTTAATCTACCTAAACTAACACCAACAGAACTATTATAATCATCTACTGCTTTCTTTTCTTTATCTTTATTACCAGCAGCTTCTTTTACTTGTTCATTAAGCTGCATTACTTGCAACTTGGTATCAGCATAAGCCTTTTGACCAGCTTCAATAGAAGCATTATATACTTTTTGTTCTCTATCAGCAGCCGTAACAGTAGTAAATAATCCACTAAGTTCTTTCTCAAATGCAGTAACTATTGCTACTAAGGCAGAAAATGCAAAATATGCTGGCCCAGCAGCAGCGGCAATACTACCAAATAAAGCTGGTAAGTTGTTTTGAATACCCCTAAATCCATAAGGTAAATCCTGCACAACTAAGGCAAGACTTGTCCATTGTTTACTCGAACTTTTTAAACTTGCTTCTCCGTTACTTAATGATTGGCTTAACTTATCGTAATCAGCTTTAAGTTGTACTATTTTTTTATCTGCAGGGTCAAGACCGTTAGCCACCAAAGTAACCATGTACTTTTCTAAAGCAGATATTTGCTTTTGTGTACCCTCAACCGTTTTACCAAATATTTTAGTAGAAGCATCTATTTTATTTATGGTAGATGTGTACTGGTCGGTGGCTTTAATTATAATATCAACACCTTCTTGATTCGCCATTATTATACTGGTTTAATATTTTCGTATTTTTTTAGTACCTCTTGTAACTCATCGTTACTCATTATTCTTACATTCTTCTTTCTATTCCTCTTATCGCAATCTAACTCTAAAAGTTCATTAGGCTTTACCTTCTTGCCTTTAGGTAGCTGCATATTGACAAGTATCGTAGTTTGCCATCTTGACCTTACCCATTCTTGCTCCTCTTTATGCCTATAACCATACCAGATAAAGTCTAATTCAGCCATGGTCATCTCCCAAAACAAATGGGGAAGTATTTGACACTCCCCCATTGTATATCTTTCTATGTCAATCCATTCTAATTTTTTTTTTCTTCACCAGCCTCTGTTGACGTAGAACCAGGTTGCTCTATACCGCTATTCATACTTTCTGATAGTGCAGCCATGATTTCTTGGAACTGTGTTCCAGCGATACCACCCATGTCATCTATCCAATCGCATACATCAATCTCCTTAAAATCTGGCGTTCTTCCCTCTTTGTAGAAAGGGTATTCAGCAGCAGACCTTACTAAATTAACGATAGCATCTAAAGCAGATTCACCGCTTAAAGCTGTTCCTATCTCTGTTGGGCCTATACCTTGTAACTGACAGAATCTCTTTAAAGACCATGTGCAGAAACGCAGCGGTATTACCTTACCATCAGAAAGTGATAGGTTAAATTGTCCTCTCATATATTTTGGTTTTTAGTTTATGCGTTGGTAGTCATCACTAATGCTCCAGTACCAGTAAATGATGCTGAATAAGTTGCTGGAGATTCCATGTCACCAGTAAAGTCTAAAGACTCAACCGCTGCACTTCCAGTCCAAATCTTATCACCACTTACGAAAGTAGAGAAAGTCAAAGTAACGTCTGTTCTTGAGCTAATAGAAGAGAATAAATCTTCTACGTTTACACCAGCTGCTGCAGATTCGATTACTGCTAAACCATCTGTTGATACTGACCAAGAACGAAGTCCTTGAATTTGAGCTGCCCATCCACCACTATCTTTTGTAGTTGCATCTGGTAAGTCTGTTGATACTGATAAAGAGCAAGATGTAGAGTGAGCTACTGCTACTCCACCTACTTTTACCACTAATAATGTGCCGTTAAATACTCCTGCTGTTGCCATTTTATTTGTTTTTTTATGTTATTTATGTTAATTGAGTTACAAAGTGGTTAACTATGATAACTCTTCTGAAAATATATGTTTCTTCTACATAGTCAAAAGTAGCTTGGTTTGAGGCCATGTTCCTTGTAACTATCTTGAAATCTGGAGAAGCATTCGGATAATCGGCAGGAGCTGTTCCTATGATTTCCAATAAGTCATTAGCCCATTCATCTACGGACTTTTGACCTACCTCTCCAGACTTAAATGTCCTATACACAATGTCAAACTGGATGCTTACATCAAAGTTATAGCTTGTTTTGTCGCTATTCTCTACTGATGTCTGAGAACTTATCAACAAGAATGGAGGCTCTGAACCATCTGGAGCTATCGTATCATATACCGATAACTCATAGTTGTTAGCATTTATCTTGTCGAAATAAGCCTTTCGTATAGCATATCCGCAGTCTTTCATTATCCTTCTACCTCTACTTCTTTAGAATCCGTTTGTTGGCCATTTTGAGCCTCATTTAGCTCACCAAAGAACTTCAGCAATGGTAATCCATAGGCTGTAGGAATAGTGTTTATAAACGCCTCTAATGACTTTAAATGCTCTTCGTTTAGTTCAATCTTCTTCATAGTTGGTATTTTTACAAATTTAGGTAAAATTATTTAGCTGCAATCAATGCTTTTAATTCTTCTATTTGAGCTTGTTGTTCTTGGATAGCTTTAAATGCTAAGGCAATCATATTTTGATAAGCTAATGCATCTGGACTACCATCTTCTGCATATTGTACAAATTCAGTTAACCCCAATTCGTGTATTTCCTCTGCAATTAATCCAGCATATTGTTTATCGCCATCATTTTCACCTTTACCTTTATAATAAACTGGTCTCATTTCTAAAACTTCTTTAAGACCTTTATCATAGTTTATTATATCTTTTTTATACTTTAATGAAGATGTTGACCTTTCTAATGAACCACCAGAAGTAACTATTAAATTTGGAGAACCTCCAGATGTGTTATTATATGGTGATGATGAACCAGTACCAGTAAAAAATGCACCATCACTTCTTATATACATTAATGTTGTTGCAGAAGAATTAAAAATTGCAATAGCATTTGTAGAACTTGTAGCACTTGAACTTTTTATAGTTAATCTTGTTGCTGAACTTCCTGCATCCCCAATTCCTACATCACCCCCACTTGATATAGTAAGCATTGAGCTTCCAGCAGCATTCATAAATCTAAAATCTCTACTAAAAGGTCTTATATAACTATATCCGCTGGTGCTACCAATAAAAGTCACACCACCATCAGTAGCATCAGTAATTCTAAATGTTGGCTCTGCTGCTTGAATATGTAATAATGCTAATGGACTACTCGTTCCGATTCCAACGTTTCCACCATTAGGATTAAGTAGTAAAGCAAAGTTTGAAGCATAGTTATTTGCATCACTTACTTGTAGCCACGCTTGACCAGCTGCAACTGTGCCAAAATCAAGTGCAATATTACTTGCATTGTTTAATCTTAATCCACCTCTTGTAGCACTACCGCTTGTAGGTGGCAAACCACTTGTATAACCATTATATAAACCACTTGCTGCCGTTACACTACTTGAGAATGTAGCAGCACCAGTAGATGCTATTCTTAATGCTGTTGAACTACCGCCATTAGAAGATAAAGAAATTCCACTTGTTCCTCTAATTACTGCATCTCCAGCCAATGTTCCATTTGCATAACCATTGTTACTTGTAGCAGTTGCAAAATAACTATTATTAGTTCCATCTGTTGCTAAAAAAGTAGGGCTACTTAATGAAGCCGTAATGTTACCATTTGCAGTAATTGTACTACTAAACGTAGCACTCGTTCCACTCAATGCACCAGTAAGTGTTAAAGCATTTGAACTTAAACCACCGCTAAATGTCTTAGCACCAGTAATTGTCTCAGTTCCTGCTAAGTGAACTACAGCGTTATCTGCAGCCTTAGTATTTAATTGTGTTTGTATTGCACTTGTAACACCAGCTAAATAACTTACTTCTGTAGCAGTTGTAGATGCACTTGCTGCAATCTTACCACTACCATCAGAAACTAATGCTCTTGAGGCAGTTAAGTTAGCAGTTACTACAGAAGATGCACCACCAGTAATAGATGCTTGTGCTCTTGCTGAAGTAAAGTATTGATTAGAGCCTTCCGCAACATCTGAAGTTGTTAAAACAACAGTTCCAGAAAATCCGTTTACAGTTGTAACTGGGAAAGCAATGTTTGTATTTGATGCACTTGTGATTCTACCTTTAGCATCTACAGCGATTGTAGGAACTGAAGTTGTTGTACCATAAGTTGTTGCAGTAACACCAGTATTAGCCAATGTTAAAGCACCAGTAGCGTTTGCACTACCATCAAAGTTAACAGTCCATGCAGCATCTCCAGTAGCAGATATGCTTCTTGCAGTAGATAACACATTGGCAGCATTCGCTGTACCAGCTAAGTTACCTTCTACGTTAGAAACTAAAGTTCCAACAGTATATCCAGTTCCAGTAGTATCTACTACGTTAGTAGGCTCTACGGTTAGTCCAGTAAATATCTTATACTTACCAGCATCAGAAGCATCTCTGAATAAACCAGTAAACTCAACACGAGTTTGTGCTGAATCATAATATCTACCATAATATCCAATATCAACAGCATCTGTTGTATTGTTATCATTTGCCACCTCAAACAATGGGTCTTTAGAAGATATTGATTGAGTATTTACATAAGTTGCAGTACCATTGATAGTTAAGTTACCACTTACAACTAAGTTGTTTGGCATTGTAACATCATTGGTAAATCCAAGAGTTGTTGTATTACCAACAGTTGTAGCTGCTATTTGATTAGTAGTTCCGTTTATAGTTGTAATACCTAAATCAGTCCAAGAAGCTGTAACTACGTTAGCGTCTTGCTGAGTAAGGCTTAAAGTCTTAGTGCCAGTACCAGTTACTGCAGCAGATACGATAGAACGATTGTAAGCTGTATCGTATTGACCTAATTTAACCGTTGTAGGTATAGCATAACCAGAAGTTAAGCTAAGTACACCACTTGTGTTAGAGTAGTCTAAACCAACAGCATTCTCGCTGATAGCTGCTCTTGAACGAGCATCAGTATAATATAAGTTAGTGCCTTCGTCTAAGTCTGTAGTAGTCTTAGCATCGAAAGCAGTATTAAATCTTGCTTGTGTATAGTAAAGGTTTGTACCCTCTGCTAAATCAGTTGTTGTTTTAGTTCCAAATCTTGAATCAAACCTTGCATTTGTCCAATAAAGGTTAGTACCTTCTGCAATGTTGCTTGTAGTCAAAGTAACCGAACCACCTAAAGGCAATGCCAAGCTATTGATTGTTACTGAGCTATTTGTCAAACTTGTATTAGGAATAGAAGCTAAACTAAATACACCAGTACCATCATTGTAGCTAATACCAGTTCCAGCAGTAACAGATAAAGCAAGTCTTGCTCTTGAGTTAGTAAAGTACAAGTTTGTACCTTCTGGAAGGTTAGTAGTAGTCTTAGTTGCAAAGTTAGTTGCAAAGTTTGCATCACCTCTTGCAGTTGTAAAATAAAGATTCGTTCCTTCTGCCAAGTTCGTTGTGCTCTTAGCAGCGAAAGCTGAATCAAACCTCGCTTGAGTATAGTATAAGTTAGTTCCTTCAGCTATGTTAGTTGTAGTACCAGCTACATTTTCCCAAACAGCTAAAGCTGAATTATATTGTAATATGTTATTATCTGCTACGGCTGTAATTCTTACATTGTGTAGTTCATCTAATTCGTAGCCATTATCAACCTTAACAAAGATTTTACCTTGAGTCTTGTGAGCATAAACTACAAAACCAACAATAACAGAATGTTGTGGAGCTATTGGTTTAACCTTAGTGATAGCACCAGGAGTAGTTGGAGACAAATAAAGAATATCACCATCATTCCAATCTTCTAATTGTAAGTCACCAGTTGTATCAACTCCAGTAATTAAACCACTTGATGTAATAAATCCTTCTTGGTTATTAGCGATATTCTCAGCTACTAAACCTAAAGTATCAGTAGAATTAGCATCGTTATTAGCTTGTGCTAAAGTAACAGCTAATCTTTGACCTTGAGCAGGAGCAATCTTAACAACTTGATAAGCAGACTTATTAAAGATGCTACCAGAGTTGTTTAATACTCTTACTACTTGCTTTTGACCAAGTGGCAATATTACTTGTCCACCCATTAGTCCTAAGTCAGCAGTACCATCTGTAGAGTTCCAGTAAATCTTAGCGACTGCGTTTGCTTCACCAGCTCCAGTATTAAGCTGCATGAAATCTCCTTGAACACCACCATCTGCAGTTGCAATAGTGATTGTTGGAGTTAGAGTCCTTAAAGTATCATTATAAGCCCAAGTGATACCAGTACCGTTTTGAATTAAACTTGCAACTGTATCATCAATCAAATCTTGAATCTGTATGCCACCTCCAGTGATAATTAGGTCTCCAGTAATCGTTAGAGTGCCATTAATCGTTGCAGCTGTAGTAGATAAAGATAATGCAGTATTTATACCAGCACCGTCTTGAACTGGCTGTAAAGTGCCAGAAACACCTACGTTATTAGCACCTATCTGTAATACTTGTCTATATGTATTTTTTACCGCTTTACCTTGAAGAGTAGCCATTATATTTTAATTTTTTTTATTTTACTAACCATTTTATATAGTTCTTCTGAAGCCGAGTTGAATAAGAATGGTCTATGGGGCAAATTTACTACATTTCCGTTATTTCGTTTAAACGTCTGTGCGTAGCCCTCAAGTTGATTCATATTTAGATTTCTATAAACTGGAATCTGAAAAGCATCACCAGGCCCAGGCCCAGTTCCAAACTCAACAAAAGGAGAATAGAAAACACTTGACCCAACCTTTGCTCCTGCGTTCATTGTGTAAGGAGTGCTATAGATTGAACCCTTTAATTTACCAGTTTTACCTAATGGTGCTCTTGCTTCTGCATTTCTTTCTATAGCTATTACAGATTCATTGATAATTTTCTGTATTTGCTGAGTAATTACATGAGGTGCTTCTTTTAACCTTTTTGATAGGTTAGTCACACTTTTGCTTTTATCTATTGAAAATGACATTAAGTATTCTCCCAAGTTGTACTGATATTCTCCCAAAAAGCACTAATACTATCCCAAGTACCAACCCTCTTTAAAGTAGAACAAGTGATTCTTAAATAGTTGTGGCCATCAAACTCATCTATTACGCTGCTAATCAAGTAGATATTACCATCGTATAAGATAGTGAGGTCATTAGAAATAGAGATACTATTCGCATCCCTTATCCTAAAAACAATATTATCTGATATAGAGTCCTTACCAGCAATGTTTGTGTTGTTTTGGTTTTCTCTAAATATCTCAGCCCAACAAGTATAGTAGTCAACATCTGTTAAGATTTGACCACCAGCTCCATCAGATTCCGATGTCTTAGATTGGAAAGTAATCCTATTTTTAAGTCTACTTATCATTATAATATTATGCTTA